CCTATTCCATAGTAAGTGGACTACCAACCCAAGTAATACATCATTTCGTCCCCAAGAGCTTGTCAAACAACTTACGATACGACTGGGACAACGGAGTACCCCTAACTAACAGCGAACACTTTAAACACCATACTCAAGGAGACCCATCAATAGACAATGATATTAGAGAAGCCATGGGAAAGGAATGGTATGACGACTTACAAAAGAGAAGAAGAGAACCAGTACGTATTAACAAAGGTTATTTAAAAGGAATAATAGAGGGGCTTAAATGAAGATACAAGACTTTGCTAAATTAATACGCCAAACACCAAGAACAATAATGAGAAGGTGTGACAATGGTGAAATACCAGCCAAGAAGGTTATAAGCAAGAAGTTTGGTGGATGGCAAAGGTGGGAAATAGATGAAGACTATGTTAATAGTTTAATAGGAAAGAAATGAAAAGAGCATATTACGTAGTATTATCAGTAATAATAGCTATGGCAGTAACTATAATGGCATTGCGGTTGGTAATGTTGTTGTCATACACTAAACCAATACCTAAGTGTAATGAGTCATGGCCTCAAAGCCATTCAGACTTAGTAATACAACCATGTCCTACACCAAGGCCGTAAAGCTTTGGCAACTACTCCACGAGAGAAGACGTTGCCTGATGTGTAAGACTAAGTATCAAATACTACACAAACATCCCAATCAAGACAGGCCGTTGAGTGATTTCTTAAATGTAGATTATATGGTTCATCTACAAACAACACACGGTATAGAACCAAGAGACTTTATTGCTATGTTATATGAAGTGGTAGAATAGGGAAATGACAACACCTTTGGGTGGTCCACCACTAAAATACAAGACAGTAGAAAAGATACAGAAGGCAATAGACGAATACTTTGAGTTTTGTGATAATAGGCTAGTCAAAGGATATGACAACAAGACTAATACACAATTTGCCTATATATCCCCTGAACCTTACACAATGAGCGGACTAGCTTATGCACTAGATTTAAGCAGACAGGGATTACTTAACTACAAAAGAAAAGATAAGTTTGTTGACGCCATAAAAAAGGCAAGAAGAAAAGTAGAGACAGATGTAGAGAGAAGATTGATGGAAGGAAGGGCAACAACAGGTGCTATATTCAACCTGAAAAACAACTTTGCTTGGAGAGATAAAACAGAGTTAGACGCAACAGTTAGAACCTCAAAACCCCTATTAGATGGCTTACATAATAACAACGGCCTTAAGAAAGCTAGACAAACTAAGAAAGAGGATTAGAGCTATCTGTGGCGGTACTGCTGCTAGTAAGACAATAGGCATAATCCAAATCTTAATTGATAAGGCACAAAAAGATAAGATACCCACCCTAACCTCAATTACTAGCGAATCAATGCCCCATTTGAAGAGAGGAGCCATACGAGACTTCCTAAACATAATGGAAGAGCATGACTACTTTGATCCTGCTAGGTGGAATAAGAGCGATTTCACATATACCTATGAGTCTGGCAGCAAGATTGAGTTCTTTTCACTAGACATGCCCCACAAGGTCAGAGGGCCACGAAGACAACGATTATTTATAAACGAGGCCAACAATATCCCACTAGAGACATTTGACCAGTTAGAAGTCAGGACAGAGGACGAGATATGGTTAGATTGGAACCCAACCAACGAGTTCTGGTTTTACTCAGACGTACTACCTAAAAGAGATGATGTTGACTTTATCACCCTAACTTACAAGGACAACGAGGGTTGCCCCAAGTCAGTAGTAGATTCTATAGAAACGAGAAAGGACAATAAGCAATGGTGGCTAGTATACGGAGAGGGTAAGCTTGGAGAAGTAGAGGGAAAGATATATAAGGACTGGCAGATCATAGACGACATACCCCATGAAGCACGGCTTGAACGCTATGGTATGGACTTTGGGTATACTAATGACCCTACCGTCATAATAGGAATTTACAGATACAACGGTGGTTTTATAGTTGACGAGGTTACTTATCAGAAGGGTCTATCAAACAAGTCTATAGCCGACATATTCAGCAATAGGGACAAGGCCCTAGTAATAGCCGATAGTGCAGAACCCAAGTCGATAGACGAGATAAGGACTTATGGGGTTAACATATTGGGAGCTACAAAGGGGCAGGGGTCGGTATATCAAGGTATTCAGTGGGTGCAAGACCAACGTATTAGTCTGACCAAGAGAAGTCTCAAGACCATCAAGGCTTACAGAAACTACTTGTTTAAAGAAGACAAGGATGGGCGTATCTTAAATGATCCTGATGATGCTATACACGAGTGGAGCAACTCAATGGATGCTATCAGGTATGGACTAACAGACTTTAAACCCACAGAAGATGCTGGTGACTTGCCAGACGATACTGATTTATTTGAAGATGGCTACTACTAAATTTGTTATCAGAAAGGCAAACGTACTACCTCACTTAGATATTGAGAGGGACATAAAAGCAACCAAGAATGGGGTGTTTACATTCACACTAAGGGCCAATGGTGGTAACATTGTAGATTACGTTAACTACAAAAATGTTAAACCAGGAGAACACGACGAACTTATACGAGCTATTGCAGACCAACTTAGCACTCCACGCAGTCATTGAGAAAGATATACAGACTACAGACTATGGCGAATTAACCTATGTGGTAGAGCTAAAGGATGGGGTGGCAGACATGAGTACCTTGAATATCACGATTAGGAAACGGTACAAATATTGACAACCGCTAGCAGTCTAGTCTATACTTTGACAGTTAGCCGATGACGTTCTAATGCGTGTAACAGGCCCCACTTTGCTGGGGCTATTTTTTATGTCAAAAACAACAGATACAATCCTAAAAAGAAAATCAGCAAGTTATGATTACCTAAGTACCAAACGTGCTCAATGGGACACGTGGGAGCAACTATTTCATGGTGAACTAAGAAGTGCTATTACCAACAAGACTAAGTCGCAGGTGTTCGATCCTAAGCTAGCTACCCTCTTAATAGAAAGGTCATACCGAGTTATGGCTCAACTACATACAGGTAAAGTTAAGGCTATAAGTAAGAATGATCCTGGTGCTTCGGCACTAATGAACCTTACCCTTGATAAATACATCATCCCCAATGCTAACTCTCAATTTGACTTTTTGACAAAGCTTAGAATGGTTGACTTGTACTCAAATATCTATGGTAAGTTCTACGGAATGGTTGATTGGACAGTTAACGGTAAGAACGGTTATATAGGCCCTGACATGTGGCTACTTAATATGAGAGACGTATTCCCACAGGTAGGTTCAGTATCAGTACAAGACAGCGATGAAGTTATTATAAGAACATGGAAGCCCAAATCATTCTTTGAAGGGTTGAAAGGAAGCAAGAAGAAGTCAGTCAAAGGATATAAAAACATACCTAAGATATTAGGAAAGATGGAAGACACATCAGGCGATAAATCCAGCCGTGATGCAGAGAGTGAAGGACAGAGAGAAAGCAAAGAATACCCAACAGCCCAACCCACACCAAATGACGGTTTCTATGAGGTACTAAGCCAATACGAGGGTGACAAGTGGACAGACATGGTGGCAGGTGGAATTAATGAAGTGTTCAGAGAAATAGACAACCCACATGAGAACGGTGAACTGCCAGTAATTGAAAAACACTCTATCCCACTACTAGACGATATGAACGGAATGGGAGATATGGAGAGGGGCGAATCAATGCAGAAGGTAGTCAACTCAGTTTGGAACATGTACTTAGATGGGGTTAAGATGTCTATATTCCCACCCTTAATGGTAAACAAAGACAATATCGCCTCAATGAGTTCTATCAAGTATGGAGCGACTAAAAAGTGGCTAGTCAGAAACCAGATCAATAACGCTATCGCACCAGTACCATTATCTCCTCAAGGAATAGCAACATTCAACAACACTTACCAAGCAGCCACAGGCTCACTACTTAATTTAGTAGGTACAACCGACACCTCCGTTACTAAAGACACAGAAGCAAGCTTTGGACGAACACCACAAGCACTAAAGATGCAACAAGCACGTGAAAACACCCGTGATAATGCTGACAGGTTCTATATGGATCAGTTTACTAGCAACGTGATTAAGAAAATGGTCAACCTTATGAGTATAAAAGCTGATGGCTCTACTCAAATAAGAATGTTCCAAGACGAGATAGAACAACTAGCCGAAGACTATCCAGAGGTAAAGGAAATGTATGATGAAAAGACAGGCAAGCTCAATATAAACAAAAAGAAGATGGGATCGGTCTTATATGATTACGAGATAGTGGAAGGTTCTAGCTTCTCAGTAGACGAAGACATGCAGATGAAGAACTTGACCTCAATGATTGAGATGTTGACTAAGAATCCTCAACTAATACAAGAAGCCCAACAAAGAGGTATTGATATAAACATGGGTGAGATGATTAAAAGGGTTATTAGTAAGTCAGGTATACAAGATTGGGACAAAATAGTTACTGAAATGAAAGATGAAGACAAGGCAGATGCGGTATTAGAAAATGATATGGCACAGTTTACTCAAGCAATAGAGCAAATGCAGGGAATAGGCCAAGTGCCACCACAACAAGCAGGACAACAACCATTACCACAAGGAGGCCCAGTTGGAAGATAACGCAATAAAACCAGGCATATTTAACATTCAGGCCTTTAAGGCACAAGAAAAAGCGGAAGAAGTAGGAGCTACAGTAGAAGAAACAGCCCTTTATGCTATGTCTAAGAGCAAGGGTTGGAAGATATTAGATGCGTACATTAAAACTATAAGTTTACAGTTAAACGAGGCTAACAGGGACGCTATTAGTAACGGTTTACCTTTAAGAGAAATTGGTCAGAACGCCGTAGTTATAAATTGGGTCAAGGAAGTCCTTGATAAAGTCGTTTATAAGGTAGGGGATGCCAGGGATGTCTGTGAAGAATGAAGAAGAAACAGAAGTACTGGACTTTAACAATCCATCATATAGTTTCGCTCCTAAGGGAAGGCACACTTATCGTCAAGAAGGTGGCTACTTGGTTTGCAGGACTTGCGAACTCCATCATGCAATCTGGGTTGGCATGGGTAAAATCATGGTTGGAGAAACGGAAGAAGGGAGTCCAATCCTTAAAAAGAGATAAATAATTTGATTCTGGGTTTCGGGCCTAGCATCAAGCAATTTATTCATCCGCTTGGGTATTATCGCATTACCATACAGGTGCGTAAAAAATTATGGATGACGTAGAAAACATCGACGTGAACAATGAGGCTGTGGTAGATGACAGCCCTGCTACCCCGTCAGTAGAAGAACCAAAAGCTATCGAGGAAGTTAACACTCCTACAGAGGAAGTCGAATCGACGGAAGAGACAGAGCCCGTAGAAGAAGTAACGGAAACGGTTGAAAGTGAAGGGGAACCTTCAAAAAAAGGACTCAATAATAGAGTTCGAGAGTTAAATAGTAGAACGAAACAAGCAGAAGCCAAAGCAGAGTCTTTAGCTGAACGCCTTGAGAAACTTACAGGTTCAGTCGAACCTAAGGAGCAATCCTTTACACCTCAAGTTCAGCCAGGGTCAGAGGTAACTCCAGACCAATATAAACAAGACGTAATGCGAACAGCTGACAGCTTAGTCCAGTTGCGAATGAAGCAACAGACAGCGTTAGACAAAATAACTTCCGAGTCTAATCAGGTCATACGGGATTATCCCCAACTTGACCCTGATAATGAGGCCTTTGATAAAGAACTTTCAGATACAGTCACCGATGCGGTTGAAGCTCACGTAAGAGCTAAACCGTATACAGCATCAGTCAAGAAGTTTGCTGATAGATTGATGAAACCTTACAACAGGTCGGTTGATAATAAGGTAGGACAGGCCAAAGAAACGCTGGCAAAACAAGTTTCTGAGACCGCTCTTAGACCTACCCAAGTAAAAGCAAAAGATAAAACGGCAGACGAAAAGTCAATCAAAGAACTAGAAGCTGAATTGGGCTTTGTGAACACTTAAAGCTGAACCTTGCTTATTATTAATTAACAACACATATATGGCAGTAGTAGGTGCAGGCATAAGCGGTGCAACCAACGTTAACATCACTAGCACACTCTCAGCAGAGATAAGTACATATTACGAGAAGGTCTTTTTGGCCCGATCAGAATATCCTCTTATTTTAGCGGAAGGTGCTCAGAACAGGACACATCCTGATAACGAAGGACACACCGTCAACTTTACCCGCTATGAACCGCTAGGAATAGTAAGCACACCTTTGGGTGAGGCTTCTAATCCAGTCACTTGTGCTATTACAGCTTGTACAGTTTCCATGACTCTTTCAGAGTATGGTTTAACTGTTAATACTGGAAAGTTTGAGTCTTTAGTTTCTATTGACACAAACATGAAAGAAAAGATCGAGATAGTAGGACAAAACATGGGACAGACCCTTAACCGTTTGGTTAGGTCTGAATTGGGCAATGGTACTTCGTACTACCCCAACGGCCACTTCGTTTCTTCAATCGCTGCAGGCGATGTTTTAGATTCTTGTAACATCAGAATGATGGTACGACAACTAGAATTGAGTAACGCAATGGCTTATCCTGATGGCATGTTCATGGGGAAAACTGACCCTTATAGTAAATATAAACTTTTGGGAGACACGACTTGGATTAATTCAAAAACGTACTCAGATGTTAAAAAACTATACAAGGGCGAAATGGGCGAACTCTATCAAGTCAGATGGTTACTTAACAAAGATTTTGTATCAAAGATTGAAGCTCAGTCAACTGCAGCTTCAGAAGTGAATAGGTATTATACCTATGTACACGGAGATAACGCTTTTGGTACCTATGATTTGGCGAAAGATAAACCCAAACTCTACATTTTGCCTAACGTCGTTGACTCTAACTCACCAGCTGGTAGACTTTCTATCATCTCGTGGGCAGGCTCTTACGCAACAAAGTTACTTAACAGTTCTTGGTTGCTAACAGCTAGATTCACAGACGTCTAAGCAAGACGAGGGGTAGGTCAGCTACTACCTCTCGCAGAGGAATAAAACTATGTATACAAACACAAACACACAACGCCGAGATGGAAGATCAGGCGATATAGAAGAAATAAAGAGGGCTTTAAATAGCCCTAATCGCGATATCCGTAAGGGTGCTAAAGAATCGGCGGAAAGAATTAGAAAGGAATCAGGTAAGATTAAATCAATGCGAGAGGCTTTGATTAAAGAGACAAGGAAGGGAAACATCGGTAATATTAAAGATATACACGAACACGTTAAAAAACACCAAGATACTTATTTAAACAGACTATGACAGCTTTTAGGCAGAAACAAGAACCAGCCAAAGATATAAGCCCAAAAGGGAAAATTCCTGATACCACACCAATAGTTAAACCAGAAGTACCTTATACTGATTATGAGAAAGAGAACAGTAGGCCATACATAGTGGATCACTTTAAACTTGGGGACACATGGAAAGAGACAATGGGAGGCTTTGAGAAAGAAGTTACCTTAATAGAAGAGTTTTTTGCAGATCAGATTAAGAAAGGGGACATACCAAACAACAAAGCAGCCGTTAAGGCGGCTATTAAGAAAATGGAGAAGCTAACAGGAGTAGACAAAAATTCTAGATCAGTCGTTAAAGTCGAAGGTTTAGCTGCTTATGTGGAATTTTTAATGAAAGTAGATAAAACAAGTTTTAATGTAGGAAGATATGCCAATAAATAAATCAGATGACAAAATAAGTAAAAGCGAACAGGATATGCAAAATCTTAGCTTTGACCTTGATTTCAATATATTGACTACAGAGATGATAGGGTATGATACGGATGCTGGGGTATTAAGACGAGTAGGGGTTAAGAGTACGGGAGCTTTGGAGGTAGATATATGATAAACCAGGGAGATACTAAGACCAAATTCTCACCACAAGAGATGCAGAACAAGTCTTTTGACAAAGACTTCAACATTGGGGCAAGAGAACTATTAGGATATGACAGCGATGCCGATGCTTTAGTTCGTTTAAAGGTGAGTTCAAGTGGAGCCGTAATAATTGATCCAACTAATTTAGACACTCGTTACTTAAAACTAGACTCCTCTAATTCTCCTTTAATCGGCCCCAACTCCACCACCTTCTTTCAAATCCAACAGGCAGACACAAGT